TTCTAGTTATGGCATGGTGCGAAACTTTGCCATCTGCAATCGCAGACAACTGCCTAGCTGAAAAAACCCCGTGCCTTGATAGTGACTTTAGCTGCGCCAAGATCTCATCGTGGGTAAGTTGATGAACATTGTCCCGTAGATGAATGGCCTCATTCAAAGCTTGGCCTATTCTCATCTCTTGAGGTCTATCCATTTATGACCACCGCCAAATAGGTTTTCTTTTCTTCGGTAACAATCTGCGCCCTAGCCTGTGAATGTAGTGCTTGCACCATCTCGTCAAACTCTCGCTTTCTTTTGTCGCTGAACTTTTTGTATGCTTCTTCGTAACGAATCTTTCCACCCTTGTCGATAATTAGTGCTTCTAGTCTATCCACGTCTCTTTGCCATTCTGATGCTGAGATTGCGCCAGCCATCTGCACAAGGTTCCAGAACCATTCTTCTGCATAGGAGATTGCGGTCAGCATGTGGTGCAACTTGACTGTTGGTGACATGTCATACATGGCTAGTAGGACAGCGCATTTCCAGATCGACAAAGCTAGTCGCTGGCGCGATGGCTCAATCGACTCCTTATCTGGGTGGCCTTCTGCCCAGTTACCCATGTCCCACTTGAACTTATTGAAACGATCCAAAGCTTCTTGGTCTAGGCGTATCGGCCTAGCGACCGGACCGTTCTTCTTCTGCCACCAGATGAAACTATCCGACAAGGTTTTGATCAAGTATTCAAGCTGCTCATCGCGAACCGATACCTCATATTCGTCAGCCTGCTGGACATCCTCTGACTCTTTTGTGCCAGACTTGAAGTATTCAGTGGTTAGCACGTCAGCAGTTTTGCTGGTAATGCCCATCAAATACATGATGAAGTTTGTGGTTGCTCGCTCGGTCTGCGCCTTGGCCCTGGTTGAACGGATCGTCACAGGAACGTGGCCATCATATAGTTCCGTGAAGCGTTCTGCCGCCGAAGCCATGTAGGTCTTGTTGATAAAGTCCTTGAACATACCCTGAGCTTCGTCTCGGTGCAGTAGCGAGGTCTTGCCATCGCGCTCGCTGAGAACCGACGTGAGGCCTTCTGGCGTAGCATCCGAACCAATATCGATCTGGTAGCCTGAAAACTTCTCATACTGGCGCACAGCCCTTAGCATGAGGTTTCTGCTGGTGGACTTACGGGTTAGCGTCGTCTCGCCAAGCACCATGAACCACAAGTTCAAACCCATCTTGCCGAACTTAGGCACGGCGTAGCCAATGTCCGAGAATACGCAAGATAGCAAAGTCCATGCCGAAGCGACCTGATACGACACAGCGCCGTCAGTTTTAGACATTGCCCAATCTTTGTATAGATCAATGAAAGACACTTCGCTAGCGACAATATCTTTTTCTTCTGCGGTTAGAAAAGCTGGCTTGCTGTATTCTTCCTTGGCCTGAATGTCGTCAAGGATCACTGGGGCATATGCGCTGGTTGGTAGAAGCGCACCTTCCCCTTCTTCAAGGTGTGCCGAGTATGCCCGCTGCACTTCGCGCCACAGGTCACCATCAGCATCGTTACGCTTAGGCCGGTTAGGTGAGTGATACTTGTTGCACTTAGCGTTGCGAACCATAACAAACACTTCTTCAAGCGAAAGCCCCTGCTTGAATAGTGCAATCTCTAAGCGCCATAGCAGCTTGCTCATGTCGGATCCAGCAGATGGTTCTTCTGAGTATAGGGCTACAATCTCTGGCGTGGACTTTAGCTTGCCCATCACATCGATTAGTGTTGGGAAGTTCTCAGGCAGTTCTGCCAAGGCGAGTTCACGGATAGGCTCAACGTCTACGTCTCCGTAGTGCATGTCAAGATCACCGATGGTATAAATCTGACCAGTAGTTGTGGCAACGACACGATCAGCTTTGCCTGGCTTGTTGTTCATCGTGTTGGGGATGCGCAAAAGCTTGGTGGTGTTCCAGCCTGAAGTGTCGCAACCTTGGTGCTTGTGTGCGTAGGCAATCTTCTTGGCCAGAAGCGCCGCATCCTGTGGGTTTGCTGGCTTGTCTAAGATCCAGTAGGTGTGCCAATGCCCCTCTGATGTTTGCACAGAGATCGAAGGCTCAACTAAAAAGTTCCCTGGGTGGCAAGTGTCAGCATCGGCATAGATTACATGAACGGTTTTGGCGTTCTCTTTGATGCGGCGCGGTGCATTGAATAGGATTGGCGAGTAGTAGACATCTTCGTTTGAACGCTTCTCGGCCAACGCAATCATGTCCTGCAGCTGTGCCGGATACTCAAAAAATGCTTGCTCGGTAAGTTCACCGTTTGCGTTTTTGGTGACGATGGTTGCTATACCGTTGGCATCCCCAAATATGGATGTTAGAAAATCACCCGTCTGCATATTCCTCCTTCGTTTCTTTGCCTGTTTGCTGACCGAGCAGGGATCGAACCTGCGACATTTCGATTAACAGTCGAACGCTCTGCCATCTGAGCTATCGGTCAAGAGTGGCCACGAAAGAAGTGAATGGATCTTACGGGTCATACCATTCGTGGTCACAGCGCCCCACCCAAGAATCGAACTCAGGCCACACACAAACAGGAGGAGATACAAAAAAGTGTGGAAACCTTTTGGGGCTTGAAGCCAGTTTATAGTCATGGCTCAGGACTGCCCATTTGGATCTACCAGAGATCCTCTGCTGGTGCGGCAACCAAGCCAGAGGCCAATAGGTTGTCTACACCAGAGCTGATTGTTGCTTTGTCAAAACCAGCGACCTCATTCTTTGGTCGCCCTTCGATGTCTGCGCCGATCTTGACGCGAACACCGATTAGTTTACCAGCCAACTCATTAGGTTCTGGCACGGTGAAGTCTCCGGCCTTTAGATCATAACCCAATGCCTTGAAGAAAGACTGCGCTTTCCAAAAGTCGTTTGCTTTGTATAGTGGCACATAGCTGAACACACGACGGTTTGAGTATGGTTCATCCTGAATGCTGAACTGCACGTTGAAGCGTGGCTTGCCTTCGTTTGGGCCAGACTTCACCTGCTCAAGCTTCACATCGAACACGGTTGCGTTGTAGCTGCCAGCAGGGATCGGCTGGTAGTCTGACTTGCCAACGAGATCCTCGTTAGTGATGCCAGTGATTTTGATTCCGGTCATAATTACTTACCTCCTTTTTTGATAGTGTCCATGATGAGTTTCATCGATGGGTTTGGGATTTTGCCTGGTAGACCAAAACGGTTCTTGGTTACTAGGCGGCTTGATTCACCTACGATAAGCACACGTTGCGGTGTGCCATCTTCGGTTGCTTCAATGGTCATGTAGCCTACGATGTCTGGGATGCCAGGCAACGTGGACTTGAATGAACCAGGCAACATTGCTGTTGTCTTGACCGCACCGGTTGATTCATCCTTGTCATCTAGTGCGTGTGCAATAACTACGCTGACGAATGGTGCGGTGTGGAATGAGCGGAAGATCTCGTTGGCCCAGTTCTTTAGGTCGCCCCACTTGCCGAACTTGTTGCCTTGGTTCTCTGGCTTCTCACCAAAGAACTTCTCGGCGCGATCCATGACAACACCGATGGTGTCAATGATGACGGTCTTGTATTTGTGGTCACCGCTGATTAGCCAGTCGTAGACTGCTTGGAACTGCTGGTGAGTTTCCACCTGAATAACATCCACGTCTTTGAAGTCACGGGCGATTGCTGATGAACCACCTTCGGCATCAATTAGTAGAACCGGACCGAACTCGGCAACCTCTGATACTGAAGCTGCAAGCCAGGTCTTACCGCGACCTGCATCGCCGTAGATCAGGATTGACTTTGGCTGGTTTAGGGTTTCAGCTTTGCGAATCTTCTGCAAGAACGCTGGCTGTGGTGCAGCAGTAGCTGCTGGCTTGGCTTCCGCCTTGGTTTGTTCTGTCATAATTTCCTCCTTAGAAAATTGAATTGTTTGTGTTGCTTAGTGATTATAGTGCATATTTGATTCTGCACATAAACGGTTGCTTCTTCGGCGTGTCGCTAGATGCCGATGTTGCACTTGAAGCACTCGTCGTGGTTCGGGTATTCGTCTGGATCTTTGCCAGCCGAAAGCTCCGCCCACAGACCAGCAACACGATCCCAAAGATCAACAGCAAGTTGCTCGTCATACTCGGTGTTGAAAACGAAAATATCGTTCTCATATGTTCCATCACGATTGATAAACACAATCGAAATGTCACTAATTGGTGTGCCTTGGTTCTTCAAACCCCAAGCATACAAGTTGGCCTGACCAAGATACTTTTGCAAAGTGTATTCGGTTTCCACATCAAGCTTAGTGCCGTCAAGAT